AGCGGCCGCGCCAGTCTCTCGGCTCATCGGAGTTGTATTTCGCGAGCCGCTCCTCCGCCTTGGCCAAGCGGGCGGCTGAGTCCCAGTCGAGTTCCGGTAGCCGTGTCAGCACGGCAGCCGTCATTGCGTAAGCGAGGTCGTCGCGATTGAGCGCGTGTGCAATCGCATCCAAGCTGCGTGACAAGGCGACCGCGCCGATATTTTCCCCGCAGGCGGCTTGGATCAGGCTTTCAATCTCGGCTGTCGGCCGCGGTGCAAAGCCGGTATCAACTTTGCGGAGCAACGGCACGCCGGCAAACGACACTCCTGTGGACGTACAGCTCAGCCCCAGACCGCCGGGCTCGTTCGTCAGTCGGAAGTGACGATCGATGTGCCCCATTGCGGCCTCCCATGCTCCTTGGTGAAATCGTAAAAAGCGTGCTTCCCGATCTCGACCAGCGGCAGCCTGAAATGGCCCCAGCTGTAGGGCCAGGGGGCGGCGGCCAGCTTGTAGGTCGTGGCGCCGAAGGTCGGGTCCTCGATGCGGCCGGCGATGGCGTCGGCGGCGATGCGTTTGGCGAGGCGGAAGTCGGGGTCGCTTTCGTTCACCGTCAGCAGCCTCACCCGGTTGGGGTTGCCGGGGTTCCAGGCGGCGAACTGGCCGCGGGCTCGGCAGACGCTCAGCCAATCCATGCCCCACCAGTGCCGCCCGCCCAGCTTGGCGCTCACCGCGATGCGGTTCCGGATCACGGCGGCGACAGCGGTCATGCCGGCCTCGCCCTCGCCGCGCGCCTCGCCCCACAAGGTGCGCGCCAGCGTGTCGGCTGCCATCTCCGCCTGGTCCATCACGATGGCGACGGCGGCGATCACGGCTGCACCCGCTTCTGGCGGAACATGCGCCAGACGCTGACCACGCCGACGATGGCGCCGCAGATGGATGCGATCGTCGCTGCGACCACGTCGACGGCGTATAGGATTTCCGCCCAGAAGGGCGTGGTCAGCAGCACGATGCCGGTTGCGGTCTGGCCATAGGCAGCGCTTCCCGCGCCGCCCGCAAGGGTCGGATCGGACATGATTTTCCTCGTGAAGTTGGAAGATAAAGCCACCCCAAAAGGGCGGCGGGGTTAAGCCCCGGCCGGCGGATAGCCGGCGGTGACGTCGATCGCGTCCAGCGCGGCCTGGTCGGCCGCCGCGGCGATGGCGTCCTTGATCGCCCTCAGCCTGAGCACGCAGGCGCTGACATATCCCGCGACCGCGCGGCCGAATGCGTACATCGTCGGTGCGTCCATCGCGATGTGGCTGTTGTCGGCCGCGATCCAATAGAAGCCGGCCGGCCATGGGCTTCCCGCCGGGTCGGTGATGCTGCCCAGCGCCATGATGCCCATCGCGGCGATGTTGGCTTGCGCGCCGGCGTCCACCTGGTACACGACGCCGCTGAAGGAGAACCCCGCGGCCAAAACCGCCGTATAGTGCTCGAACGCCGCGCGCTGCAGGGAGAACTTTCCCCCGGCAAGCGTCGATGTCCGGGCCACGAGCGCCCCGCCGGAAACGGAAAATTCGCCCGGAGCATCGGGCGTTCCGTCCGGCGTCCGTATGGCCTTGAGAGAGGGGTCGAACGCGAGGTCCGGCGCGGTGCCGCTATTGTTCTGGGAAGACCAGAGGATCGGCCCGGGATCGTCCTTATAGACAAAGAAGAGCGTCATCGCTGCAATCCCAAAGCTGTCAGGCTGCCGCCGTCGAGTTGCATCGTGGAATCGCCGTACCATTCGACGGCGAACGAATGGCCTATGCCGCCGCCCGACCCGCTGAGCGAGCCTGACCAGGAAACCGTCACGCTGACTTCGGTATTGGCCACGCCGGTCGCGATTGTTTGTTTCACAACGCCGTCGACCTTGAGTCTCACACCCCAATTCTGGGGGCCCGAGGAATAGCCAAGCAAAACCGTGGCCGCCACGAATGTCTTGGCGGTATCGTAAAGCGTGAATGACGTGCTCGCGATCTGGGTCCAGTTGCCTGCGCCAGGGCCGAATGAGCCGCTGGCAATCGAAGCGGTTGCGGCTCCGCTCACCGCGCCGCCGGAGATATGGTCGGTAACCACGACGCCGCTCGCGAGCTGGTATTCTTCGAAGAACGGATTGCCCGAAGCGTCGTAGAGCCACATGCCCCAGTTATCCTGAAGCCTGCCGGCAACGAAGCGGACCGTGTTGGCGTCATCGCGCGCGACGAAATACGGGCCGTCCACATGGCTGCCGATCGTCGCGTGCGTGCCGTTCATCTGGACCGAGCCGGATCCGGAGCCGGAAACCGCGGTGAAGATGCTGCTGAATGCCAGGTTCGATGTGAAACGGTCCCCGGTGATCGTTCCGGCCGTGATCACGCCGGCGTCCAGGCCGCCCGTCACGATGTGGTCGGTATCGATCTCGCCGTCCTTGATCAGCGTGCCGACGGCCTGGCGCTCCAGGCGCACATGCGAGAACCACCAGCCGGAGCCCGTGCCGGCAGGGGCGCTGGCGCCGCCGCCGGGAACGCACGGGATCACCTGGGCATAGCAGGCGCCGGCCGGCGCCCCCGCGGTGTTGACGATCGTCGAGCCGTTGGTGGAGGTGAAGCCATTGCCGTCCTCACCGTGATCCGTCGGCGCATATTGCCCGCTGCCGGCCGGGCCGGATGGTCCATCAGCGGCCGAGCTCGAGAGGAAGTTCTGCTGCGCGTCGAACCAGTTGATGAACAGCTGGGCGTTCTTGTTGACGCCCGTGCCGGAACACGCGGCCGAGCAGCTGGCGCGATAGCTGAGGTTCTGCTTGATCGGGATGAAGGCGCTGGTGGCGCCGTAATTCAGGGTGGAGGCGGCGGGGATATTGGCCGTCGCGACCTGAACCGACGTCAATGCGCCCAGGTTGTTCGTGCCGTTGGCGCCGGCCGGCGGCACGGTCGCGTTCTGATATTGGACGATGATCGTCGGGCTGGTCCCCGGATTGCGCAGCGTCCAATAGGCGCTGTCCTGGAACATGTCGTCGAGCACGAGATTCGTCGTGTCGCCGATGAACAGCTTCTCGGCCGTCACGGCGCCGGCAGCGATGGCCGCGGCCGTGACCGAGCCGACGCCCAGCGTATTGGCCAGGATGGATCCGGCGCTGAGGTCGGTTCCGTCTACCGCGAGGACCCAGGCGGGCGTCGAGAGCGTCGCATTGTAGCGATAGAGGCGCCCGTCATGGGTCCAGAAGATGATGGAGCCGTTATAGGTGCGGGCGTCGGCCGGCCCCGGCAGGCTGCCGCCGGTCCAGGTGTACGGCATGCCATAGCCGCCGGCCAGCTTGCTGAGGTCGATTATGTTGTTGGCGAGGTTCACCCCCGCGATCGTCGCATTGTCGATATCGGTGCCGATGACCTTGCGGGTAAAATCTGCCGGATCGACCCCGAAAGTAGTCGCGCTACCCGGCCCGAGATAGGTGGTGCTGGGGTTGCCCGACGTGTCGACTGCCCTGATCCAATAGAAGAGCGTGTCCGACAGGCCAAGGTGAGTGTCGATGAACTTGGTGCCGTTGACCATGCCGATGAGGGTCGCGCCCGGCATCGGCGGCGTGGCGGCCGTGGAGGTGTGTTGCCAGACCTCGTAATACGCGATGTCGTTCTCTGGGTTGTTCGTGACCGGATCGATCGAGGCCTTCCAGCTGATGAACATCTGCCGAGAGCCGCCTATTACCGAAAGGTTCGTCGGCGCAGCCGGCGGGGCCGTTTTCACCGCGCTGGCGATGTTCAGCTTCTGCGACCACGCCGAGTAGAACGGCCCCTTGGTCCTCACCGCCCGGACCTGGACGTCATACGCCGTGTTCGGTGCGAGTGGGCTGATCCGGATGCTGGTCGTGTCGCTGCCGACGCGCCGGCTCTGCCAAGGTCCGGGACCGACATGAAGCCTGTACTGCACGTCGTACATGTCGAAGAAAGGGTCCGGCGAGGCCGTCCAGGACACGACGCCATAGGAAATCCAGGTGCCGTCGCCCTGCTGCTCAGCCCCGACCGAAAAGCCGACACCGCTGGGCGGCGCGACGAATACCCCGGCGCCGTTCGGATTGTAGGGGATCGCCGCGACGGTTGAGATGTCTTGAAGCGCGCCGCCGAAGATGTTGTAGGAAACCAGCTTCACATAAATCCTGGTCCCGACATACGAGACCGGCGTGACCGGCAGGTCGAACGATTTCGCGGTCTCATCCAGGCGGCAGAAATTTGCCCCGCCGGCATGGGCCGCGACGGCAGAACCAAACACGCCGCGCCGCAGATAGGTCAGGTTGTACTGGTTGGTGCCGGTGAGGGTCGCGCTATCGTAGGCGATCAGCTCACCGTCGACATGGCAAAGCGTCCGGAAAGCGTCGGCGTCCGCATGTGGCGTCGTTGTCGTGCCGGGGAGCAGCCTACCGCCGCTGACGCGGAGGTCGACGGCCAGCGTGTGGGTCGTGTCGGGGTCGCTGCCGCTCGCCAGATTGGCGCTCAGCGTGCCGAGGCGGCCCGGAGAGGTGATCCTGCCGATACGCTTATAGGTCGCATTGTCGAGCGAGACATGGACCTCGCAGCCGCCCCAATTGGCGCCCCCGCAGGCCGCGATCATGATCTGCGGCGCGTCTTTCGACCGGGCTGCCAGCATCGCCGGCGGCGGTTCGAAGATCAGCGATGCCGTGACGCTGCCGGGATCGATATTATAATCGACGTCATAGGGCGAGCCCGGCTCGAAATCATAGAGCGGGGCGCCGCCGGAGCCGCCCAGATATTCCTCGGCCGTCACCTTGATGTTGCCGTTGTCGTCCTCCTCCAGCGACAGGATGCGGACCCATTGCTGGTTCAGCCCCAGATTCGCGTCCGTGATCTCGACGATGTCCATCGGGTCGAGCAGGCAATAGCGCCAGCCGAGCGTGAAGCTGTAGACATTGCGCACCGACTGGCGCTGCAGCTTCAGCGTCGCAGCCAGCTTGGCGGCGTTGGCATCGCAGAAATGATGCATCTGCTCGGGCTGTTCGCCGCGCAGGCCATAGGCTTCGATCGCCGCCTGGTTCTTCGCCTCGACGATATTGGCGTTATAAGCGTGCGCGCGGTCCAGGAACTCGAAACGGACCGCGTTCATCTGGTCGGACGGCCGGGCGCGCGAGCATTGCACCGGGTCCTGGCCGCCCTGGTCCAGGAAATCATCGTCGGTCAGGCTGAAGAGCGCGACCGAGGGCGCGGTGTAGCTCTTGCCGTTGCCCGACACATCCTCATCGCCATAGGGCACGATCGTCAGCCCGGTCCCCGTCCAGACGAACTCGGCATTGCAACTCTGCACGATCGTGTTCAGCTGGCTCGCCGCGTCCGATTGGGTGTCGAAGACCGGTGAGATCACCAGGCCGTTAGCCTGGCACCAATTGCTGAAATTGAGGAAACCGAGATAGGAAATCCGGGCAGATGGAAAGCCGACGCCATATCGCGCATTGGTCAGGATATCGGCGATCACGGCCGCCGGGTCGGCATCGACCGAGCCGGAATAGACGCCCGACAGCAGCCCCGTCACCTCATAGGACAGGTTCGGCAGCTGCGCCGACTGGCCCAGATCGTAGGCCGCGACATAGACATACCCGGTGCCGGAATAGCCCAGCGCCTGGTCGGCATGGTTGGTATCGAGAGTGCCCCAATCGGGCTGCCCGAGATGGCCGTCGGCGAAGCTGAGGCCCGAAGCCGAGAGGGTCTGTTTCTTCTTGCTCGCCCAGACGTTTTGGACGCCGCCCAGCGTGCCTTCGCCCAGCGCGAAGATGAACGATGCCTTGTAGTCGTAGGTCGTCGATCCGTGACCGCCGTCGCCGCCCTTGCCGCCGTTGCCGCCGGACGATTCCACCGGGATGGCCTGGAAATCGCCGTACCAGATCAGATTGCCGGTCAGCCGCGTCTGCCCGTAGACGACCGGCACGACGCCGCCATAGCAGGAACTCTGGATGCTGACGCCGGACGCGACCGTCTGGGTTTGGGCCTGGGTGTTGCCGCTTCCGAACATGTCAGCTCCACAAGGTGAAGAAGCGCCGCGCCCGATCCGTGAGCCTGCCGGCATCGGCCCGGTCGAGCACGACACCGACATGGATCACGGCATGGATGATCCGGGGCCAATCGACGACGATCGCGCCATGGGCGAAGCACCGGCCCCAGCGGAACAGCACGAAGTCGCCGGGGCCGGTTGGCGCGGGCACCTCGCGGGCGAAGTGCAGCACGACGCCCAGATAGCGCTCGGCGTCGCGGTGAAGGTGCCAATCCGGCGGATAGTGCTCGACCGGGAAGTCCGGGATCAGCCCGGCCGCGCGATAGACCGCCATCGGCAGCATCGCGCAATCGGCCCCCGCGCCCTTGACCTGGGCCGCGTGGTGATAGGGCGTGCCGAGCCAGCTCCGCGCTTCGGCGACCACTGCTTCCCTGCGCCGATCCGAGACGCTTGCCGGATAGGATTCCATGGCGTACCCCGGTGCGGTCAGCCGAAAGACAGGACGAATTCCGATGCCCGACCAGCCCGGCTTCCCTCAGCCGCAGCTCAACATGCCGGACCCCGGCCAAACGGGGCCGCAGCTCGCTCTGGTGCTGGAGCCGGACCGCAAGTCGATGCATCTCAGGATCGGCCAGGACGGCAAGCTGATGGCCGGCATCGTGCTCAGCACTGAAAACCTGGACGGGCTTGTGGCCAGCCTGGCGCAGGTCCGCGAACGGATGCTGCCCGCGCCGCCGGTCCAGGCGGTCCCTGCCCAACCGGCCCCCGTCCAAGCCGAGCCGTCGCCGCCCGAACCGCCGCCTGCGCCGACCGAGTTTTCGCCGGACATCGCGCGCGAGATCAAAGGCACGCATTACGACTTCGGGGTCAGCGACAACGGCCAGCAGCTGATCTTTTCGGTGCGCGATGAAAGCCTCGGCTGGCTCTCATTCCGCTTCGGCGCCCGCCTGCTCGAACGGATGCTCAAGGTCGTCAATTCGGCAAAGAAGGCGGGCTAGGGCCTGTGAACCCTAGGCTGCCGTTTCCGGTACGGGCACGAAGGGGAAGCCTTCGAAATGCGCCAGGTTGTTGAACTTGTCGTGGCAGGTATCCTTGCGCTTGTCGCAGCCGGGATAGATCGTCAGCCCATCGCCGACGGCCGGCAGTGACGGCAGGGGAACCAGCAGCGACAGCGTGGCCCCGCCCTGATCCTTGATCGCATAGGACTGCCCGCTGAGCACCCCGGAGGTGAAGGTCAGGGTTCCCATCGATGCCCAGCCGTTCGGCCGGGTATAATTCGTCTTCAGCACCTGCAGAGACGATCCGGCGACGATCAGGCAGTTGTCATGGAGAGTCGTGCCCGTGCTGCCAGGGGCCGGCTTGACCAGGGTGCAGCCGGCATCGAACAGCGTGCGCGAACAACCGGGCTGAAACAGCCGCCAGGGCCATTGCAGATTGAGCAGCTCCAGGTGGGTGTTGACCTTGACCGCAGCTGCCGTGCGGCCGACATCGACCTCCACCACCCGGCCATAGAACAGGGTCAGCAGTCCGGCGGACGTGTCGCCGAAGCTCGCCATGAAGGCGCGATCGAGTTGGACCTCGGCGCCGTCCAGCACGCCGGCGCGCAAGCCCGCAAGCCAGGTCGGACCGTCGACATACATGACGTCGGTCAGGCGCGGCTTGATGGTGATTTCCAGCTCGTCGACATTCACGCCGACGCTGAATTTGACCTTGGAACGCTCGAAGAACGGCCCGAAGGCGGCGAAGACATTCCCGGTCGCCTGGTCGGTGATCGGCGCGTCGGCGGTCGTGTAGCGGGTGGTGATGCCGTTCGCCAAAATGAACGTATAGCAGTCCGCCATATAGAATTGGCCGCTGGCCAGGAGGGTCCGAAGTGCGGTGGTTGCGGATTTCATGATCAGAGATTTTTCACGCTGATGAAGTCGAGCTTTTTCTGCTCCCAGAGGCGGTTCATGAATTTCGAGAAGTCGTACTGATCGTTCAGGAAGCGCACGGGCCATCCGTAGGATATGTCGGCCGTGATCACGATCCCGCTTCCCGGCGCGGTCGTGAAGGTGAC